ACGATTTCACCGCGATGCCTGCGCCACATGTCGATAGCATCATTCTCAACGGCTAAACCTTTTTCAATGTACTTGTTGCTGATTTCTTTATACCGGTTGTACTTCTGTTGCACGTAGACTTCCAGCAATGCGCTCTTAGTCGTTTCGGATAAACCTGATTTGGTGCGTGCATCGGTCATAAGCTTACCAAGCTGCGATGCTCTAAATAGTGTGTTGTTCATGTTGTTATTGATTGATGGGGTAAAAATAGCAAATGGTTACAATCTGTAACCACTTGCTATCATTTTTAACATTTATTCGGTAATACCGTACTGCTCTTTCTTGGCATTCAGTTCATCGCCTACTTCGGCTAATACTTCAGGGCTGCATGCTTTGAAGATTTTATGCAGCTGTGTTAGGTCGGTTGCCTGCTGGATTAGTTCGCGCACATACGCTACATCCTGTTCATGCCCACGACCAAGCGCACCTTTCAATTTAAATGGCTTGTATGTGTCTTTATTCACGCGATTAACGTCACGCCCGAATACCTTACCTAATGACAGCGCAGCGTTTTTAAGGCACTCTGCTTTGAGTTTACCAAAAGCCAAGTCCATAGCATTCGCTTTTTTATTATCGGGATTCAATGCCCATCTATTGCGTTCAGTACCGGTCACACCATCAGGCACGCGATCTACCATAATGATAACTGAAGCTGCACCTACTCTGCGTATTTCGTAACCACTAATAGGGTGAATCACTACCAAGTCAATGGATGCCTGCACTTCGTTAGCTAATACTGCCCATTTGAAATTTTCTGTTCTCCAATGTCCGAAGAATAATTCATCTAACGTGGTTTCAACGTGGCTAATAACCAGCGTACGTGCTTTCTTATCCGGTGTGGATTCAATACCTGCTTGGTCAGGTTCTGCATTCAGCATTTGCTGGAACTTCTGCAATGCTTCTAAGTTGTCTTTGTGAAATGAGTTCATGTTGCTATTGTTTATTGATTAGTATTTCATTAGGCAATCGTTTATTTCTTGGCAGTAGCTAAGCACTGCGTAAAGAATAATTGCTGCGATAATGTAGCGAATGATTTTAGATGCTGTTTTCATGTGTTTTGTTTTTAATTGATGCGACAAATGTAGTGTAAGTAATTACACACGCAAGTTAAAAATTGTTAAAATTGAGAGGGGCTATGCCCACGAATAGCTGCCGTAATTCGGAAACAATTCAAAGTACATGCGCATCATTATGGCATCTGCGTAGTCAGGTGACTTGCCATGCATCCGGGCAATTTCATCTTTACTGATTACGGCTAACTTTCCGTCTGCTTCCGGTTGCCGCCTGCGTATCATGTCCAGTTCCTGCACAATCACATCACGAAACTGATTGACTTTGAAAATAACTTTATTCTGCTCAATTAATTCTGCAAGCTTAAAGTAACATTCTGCTTTTTGGTTGGTAAACTTATCTGCTTGCTTAGCACGTCCACCGTTAAGGAAGCCCCTGCAACGGAGCGCATCGACCGCACCCCCTCCAACCCCATCTTCATCGCAGATCACATTGCTAAGTTTGATGCTGTGCCTATCACATAGCTGGCGAATGGTTGTGACTACTGTTGTGATAGGTTGCTTTCGTAGTTCGTGAATCTCGATAAGGTGCAATCCATGCCACACGCAAATAACACTTCTATCTTTTCCAAGTCGCGCGATGTCGGCACTAATGTACTTTTCACCTTTTGCTTCTTCATCCCGGAAGCAGCGCACCAAATCATCGTACTGGTATAGGTTGTCTACGCTTTCATCGTACTCCCAATCTCCATACAACAACCTTCGCCTGTCTATTTCGGGCAAACGTTCCAAAGTTTCGATGTAGCTTTCAGGTAGATGCGGATTGTCGGTAGGCAAAGAAGGAATGAATGCAAGGTGCTGTGCTAAACTATCTGCTTTGTGTGGTGCATAGAATTCATTATAAAGCCAACCTTTGGAAGGATTGCATGTGAGTAGCATCTTTGGTGGCAGGTCATATTCGCGTAGCTTAAAACGAATGCGCGACTGAAGAATGTCTATTGCTCGTTTACTTACCTGCGCAGCTTCATCCACATACGCATCTGTCAATTCCAAACCACCTAATGAGTGAAATTCAGGATCACTTGGATAGGCAAACAAGTCTTTTAGTATTATCTCGCTTCCGTTGCTGAATGTAATTACGTGCGTTTGATTATTAATGGTGTAGTGTTCATTTGGCGCAAGACCAAACATGTGCGCTACTTCAAAGAATGTCTTTAACGTGGTCTTTTTTAATGTATCTAATTTACTCCGACCTATTAACCCACGTGTGCCCGGATATTTAAACCTGCGGCTTATCTGCCATGCACAACCGATAAAAGATTTTGATCCACCTGCAGCTCCTCCGAAGAGCACAACACGTGCCGGGTGTGAGTTACCCAGCACGCGCAATGCTTCCTTCTGTTTAGGCAGGTATTCTATCATGTAAACAAACCGATGTACATTCCCACTAATCCACCGCATAGCGTGGCTATCATGTCTGCATTGCTAAACGCTTTTTCCTTAAGCACAGAATCGTACAATTCTTTGCTTATCGCGCAGGCAAACACAGCCACCATCGCAAAAGGTGGAGCGAACAAAGATGCAGAAAGTGCATAAATGACTAAGCCATACAGCGCATGGTTAGCTTTGTCTTCAGGTAGGATAGGCAGGTTCATTAGAATGGTAAATCTCCTGATGATTCGTCTTGTTGTTCGTCACGTTTTACAATCGGTTCACTCATCTTGCCACTAAAGAATTTGCCGTTCTTTCCTTCCTTAACCCATGCAGCCAGTCGCATCTTCTTTCCATTCACCATGATTTCACCTGTGTATTCAGGTGCGTTATTGGTTGTCTTGTTGTTCTTAAATAGGGTGAACTGCCCTTCTTGCATTTGGTAATTGCTCATTGTATTTAATTATTTATGATGTTGATGTCTTCGTACATCAGTGATACTGTCTTCTTGCCTCCAAACTCTGTTGTTATTACTACATCAAAGTTCAGTTGCTGGATGCTGTGCCCATCAATATACCCGATGTACACTTCTGTTTCATCCGGGTATTGTGCTAATGCATCCCACAGTTCACCGATAGTCATAGCTTGTATTCGTCTTTATCAGTTAGCAAATGTAATTCCTCAAAGATAAGACGCATTGCCATGTTATCACTCATCGCTGGTCGCATACTTCGCTTAGCTGTTAGCAAGAACAACTTGCGTAGCAGCTCGACTTCTTTCTGTTGATTGTACTGCATTTGACGTAGCATGTCTACATGTTTCTGTTGATCGTATTGCATATCAGTATTCATTTTGCGTTTCGATTAATTCCCTGTAACGTTCCTGCCTGTATTCGGTAAACTGATACGGCTTGTTTTTGTACACGCGGAAGCGCATGTCGTTATCCCATTGCGGCAGCGCATCGTATTCGCGCATGAGTGCAATCTCAATCTGCGGTGGTTTTTCCCTTTTGACTTCGCGCACCGGTTCTTCTTTGATGCTTAACTTATCTGCTGCCTGTTGCATCGCATCCATAATTTGCGGATGCTGGAACATTTCGTAGATGTTGTTGTTGGTCTGCTGATCCTTAAGCATTCGTGTTGTTACTGCATCGCGTTTAGTAAAATATTTTCGAATCCACTCAAAGAATACTTGCCCATCAATACGGTTGTAAATCGGTCCATACTCACCTTTCATTGCCATTCGGAAGCAGATACGGAATTCTTCTATGCGCAGGTAATAGTATTCTTCCATGATTAGTTCAGCTGTAAGCATAAGCTGCTGTGGATTCATAGGCTGCTGAAGGTTAAAGTACTGTTGGCACTCATCCATCAATGCAACCAACACACCCAGTGCTGCCTGTTCACCTTTAGCTTTTCGAATCTCACTCAGTGCTGGGGATGTCTTGGATGCCAAAACTTGATGCAAGGCTGCTTCGGTACTGCTTGCGGAATTGTTCAAGGTCGTTATTTCTTTTCTCTCGTTCATTTTGATTTGGTTTTTTATTTTGGTCAAATTTAAATGCATTGTTCATCCATTTGCGGACAGTCGATTCCCATGAAACGATTTTTGCGCCACCCGATGTTTTCCACCCGGTGCTTGTGTAGTGGTCAAAACAATTTTTGCTTTCTGCAACAATCTTCATTTCGCTCCACTTACCACCCGATTTCATATTCAACTCACCCATAAAATTATAAATATCATTTTCGGATGGTGGTGTGAAAACACTACGCTTATGGTTTATGGTTTGTTGTTTATTGTTTACTTGTTTATGAATGTCGCAGTTGCTTTCAACATTGCTTTGTAATGTGCTTTCACTTTGCTTTGTCAAGTGCTTCATCAATGCTTTGTCAAGTGCTTTGTTACTTGCTTTGTCAAATTTTGATAGGGCAACTATATTGCATTGATGTTGATTGACTGCCTTCTTTACCACCTTAACAAAGCCCCATTCAATCAATTGGTCAAAACACTTCTTATAGGTGTTGTAGCTTTTGCATCCCATTCCTTGCATGCATTCGCTGGCTGTGATTTGGAATATATCTACCCAACCCAAACGATTGTTTATCTCAACAAGCCATAGGTACAAGATACCATGTGAAGCGGTCACCTGCTCCGGGTGTTCGAATGCATAGTCAAACCATGCACGCGAAT